AAGAACTGTTGAATAATATCATTTAGAATAAAGGTGTCAACACAAAATATTAAAACAACTGTCATTTGATACAAGAACATCTTTGAAATGATTTGACTCAACTTTCTTGAAGTTACTTCTTGTTTTAGTTTTTTGGCTTTCCATATTCCCATTATGGTATCTGCTATGATGCATACGCCTACTGTTACCATGATACCAGTTATAGGCGCTAAAAATGCTGATATAATCATCAATAATCTTGTACTACTACTTTTTAATGCTAACTTTAAATAGATTAGCTGTTCTAATATGTGCTCCATTGTTAACATTAGATTTTGGCTATGTCTTTGATTCGTTTATCTGCTTCTTGTTGTGAAGTCATATCAGATGCAACAACATAAGTTTTAAATACTGGAGCTGCATTGCTATTACCACCTGTAGTTTGTATTGGAGCTCCACCACCAGCTTGATTGATTTGATTTAATAAACCACCAAACATAGAAGTTGAATTAGCATTAATAACTGATTCTCCGTTTGATAACATAGCAGGAATAGAATCTGATGTTCCAGTTCCAGCTCCACTTACATAACCACCACTTGCAAATTTACTTGCTGATGGAGCAGGAGCAGAAGCCATAGTTCCACCACCAGAACCACCTGTAGTAGGTACTTGTACTGTTAAGATCTTTTTAACGTTCATTAAACCACCAGCAACAGCTACACCAGCTGCAACAGCAGCTAAAGCAGGACCTACAATTGGAATACCAGCCAAAGATGCGTAAGCTTTTTGAGCTGCTAAGTAAGTATCGATAGTTGTTTGAGCAACCGCAGTGGCTTTACCAGCTACTGTATTTTGTCCTAATAAAGCAGAAGCATTACCTAACATACTTGAGATAGCCTCTAAATTGGCTTTCTTGGCATCAGCAGCAGCTTTATCAATTTCTGCTCTAGCTTTTGCATTCTCTTTAATAGCGGCAGTCCTTTGATTTTCACTTTCAAAGGTCATATTATTAATGATTTCTTCGTTAGCTTTGTTTAAAGCTATCTTCTCATCGTATGTTGTAGTCTCTTGACCGATTAACCATTGGTTATAACCCAATTGGTCTTCCATGTCTTTTTGCTTGAATGCAGCGTCTTGTTCTTTAACTTTTGCGTCATTAACTGCTTTAACTGCAGCAATCTTCTCACCTTTTTGTGTTTCTGTTAGCTCAGATGCATTAATTTCTGCGATTTGTTTGTCAAGTTCTACTTGTAATTCTGCTGCAGCACGAGTTCTTGCGTTCTCGATGTTCATCAAATACGCAGTATTCTTGATCTCTTCTAAATCCTTTTGGAATGTAGCTTCTTTTTCTTTTCTTGCTTTAGCTTGCTCATCTAAAAGGTTTTGAGTCTCTTGTGCTTGAGTAGTATCTAATTGTTTTTGTTGTGCATATAAAGATGTAAGATACTTTTGCTCTTCTTTAGTTAGATTCTTTTTACTTGCGTATTTGTTAATTTGAATCTGTAACTCTCTGTCAGCATTTTGTTGTTGAATCTCTAATTCTTTTTGAGCTCTTTTATCAGCATCTTTGATTGCATCAATTTCTGCCTTTTGTTTTAACTCTAATATCTTTTTCTCAGATTCAACAGTAGCTGTTTGAACTTCTTTTAAATGTTCTTTGTACTTCTCTTTACGTTCTTTATCTTTTTCAGCAGCTTTTTCGTTAGCTTCTTTAGCTTTATCTTGTTTCTTCTTTTCGAATTGAGCTTGATCAACTGCGGCTTGATTATTTAGATCTTTAACAGCAGCTTGAAGCTCTGCTAATTTCTTTTTCTTGTCATCATCTAACTCACCATCAATCTGTTGTAATTTTAATAATTGATTGATAGCTGCAGTTCTAGATGCAACTTCTTCTTGGTTAATCTTTTTCTTTTGTGCAAGTAACTGTTCTTCGGTTGCACCTTGTGCTTCCATTAAGGCTAATCTTCTCTTGCTTGCAGAAATTTGTTTGTTAGATGCAGATGAAACGTCGTCTAATGCTGTAATAGTTTTCTCAGCATTCTCTCTGGTTTTTGCAGTAGATGCATCATCGATTAAACCAAATGTTAATAACGATGCTAAATCTCTGGCTTTACCAATAACGTAATCGATTGCTTCACCTAATGGTTTAAATGCAGATCCAAACTTTTTAATAGCTCCGATAGCAACTGTTACACCTATAACTAATGCAGCAAGTGCTGTTACAATTAAACCAATTGGATTGGCAGCTAAAATGGCATTAGTGATTAAGGCTTCTTTACCGAATAATCTAGTTGCAACAGCTGCAGCTTTTTCAGTTGTAGTTCTTAATGCAACTGCTGCGTCTACTTTTAACTCTGCAAGTTGTCTAGCATTCAATGCTGCTGTGATCACTCCGTTTGCTGTGGCTGAGATAGTTCCTAAAGCTTTAGATTCTACTCCGAAACTTTTTAAAGCTCCTTCAGCAACATCAAATGAGCCTGAAATACCACCAGCAAGATCATTAAACTGATCTTTTACTTCTTTGGTTCTTGTATCGTTTTTGAATTCTCTAACAGCTGCTTTAGCTTGTTGAATTCTACCTGTAATTTCTTCAAAGTTTTTAGAACCAAAATCTGCGGCAGCAGCTTCTTTTGTTAAGTCTCTGACAGCTTGATTCATTTCGTCTAATGATTTGACTGTTCTGTCAATACCATCAACCTTAATTGTAAATCCTATTTCGTTATTTGCCACTTTGTTCTTGTGTTTTTATAATTATAAATATAAAGAAGAGACCTTTTGAAAGCCTCTTCTTCATTTTTTTTAGCAATATAGTACTCGTTGTATTAAATATGATCCACTTGCTTGGAATGAACCTTGTACCATACATGATGTAAAGAGCACTTCTCCATCAAACATTGAACCGTATGTGATACCTCCACCTCCACAATATTCGTATGAATAATCTAAAGTTTGACCAGAAGTATTTAGTACTCTCAAAGTTACACAGTCTTCAGATGCACCACAATCAATAGCACAATCACCATCAAGTTGTACTACACCATTGGTTCCTACTTGTAAAGATATATTACTATTGTATGCATACCAACCTGGCGCTGCAAATGTAGATCCTACTTGATTAAAATATAAAATTGAGTTTGAACTCCAATTAGGATTAGTACCATAAACTGTTTCAAGAACTGGTGTACCAGTAACTCCACAAGATACACAAAGATCTGGATCATACGCTACATCAAATGGATATAAAGTGTTACAAGTACATGTATTGATGTTTGTATAACCAATAATTACACCGTAGTTATCAGTTTGTGCAATAATACCACCGTCAGAATACCAACCAGCTGTAACTCCTGCATTAGCATTAGCATCTTGATATAAAACACTTGAACTAGCTAATGAAGCATTTTCACTGTACACAATTGTGTTAGGTTGATTACAATACGATTCACAAGGTGTATTTGTAGATTTATATACGTTAATAGGATATAAAATAGGTTCACTTGGTCTAAAGATCATATCGTATGTTGCTGCACCTTCTTGTGGTGTAAATGAATAACCTGTTGCAAATGAAGTAATTACAGATCCAGTAGTTTTGTTAACTTTAACAAGATCTCGACTTGGAAATGCAGTATTACCATTAACAGTATTGTATTGACCACCAACATAAATTCCTGTAGAATCTAAAAGTAATTTATTAACTTCAGATGTTAAAGGTCCACTCATAGTCATATCAGATACGAAGCTAGAGTCATAGATACCTGCTGAATTCAATTTTGCAAAATTATCACGATCGTATGTTGTACTATTTTGGTATATCGTATCAAATTTACCAGCAACCCAAATTCCAGTAGAATCTATAACCATTGAACTGATTTTAGGAAAATTATCAATAGAGTCTTTAAACAATGCAGTGTTAGAGCCAGTCCAGTTAATAAATGTACCTGTTATAGCATCTGCTTTTGCAACTGAACATTGATAGATTCCACCAGTATCTGTACCTCCAACTTGATAACCATAGTATGCAACGTTGTTATAGAATGCAACTGTTTGTAATTTAACAGTACCACCTGGATAATTAGGAGAACCATACACAGGCGTCATATTCCATGAAGTATCTCTTGTACCGTTTAGATTTAATCTAACTGGTGAAAGATAACCATCAATTATAGCATACAACTGATTATTATAACCGTATATTCTTTTAACATCAGTACCTGCTGAAAAGAAGGATGTAAATGCAGTATTTAATGTACCGTCTAAATTTAAAGAAACTATAGCGTTAGCTGTTAATCCATTAAATGTATTAAACGCACCAGCCATGTATATTTTGTCTTGATAAACAATAATATCATTTACAAATTGAGTAGTTCCTAATGCAGTACCAATATTTGTTTTAAAGGTTGTATCGATAGCGCCATTATAATCTAATTTTGCTATACCTGTTGGGTGTGTAACTCCTTTGTATTTGTCGAAATATCCGCAAACATAAACATTATCTTGAGTAGCATCAACACCTGTAATATATGCAGTACCGCCATAAACAGTGTATGTAAATCCACCTTGACCTATGTTAAATTGTGTGTTAATATCACCTACGTTATTTACATCTGCTATAGCACCATATAAACCACCGCCTGCACCAGGAAAACCAGCAGATTTGTATTGATTAAAGTTACCAACTACTATGATTTCATCTTCAATAGGTGCAGGATCTCCACCAGAAACATAACCAGATAATTGGTATAGATTTGCTGCTGTGATAGTTCCTGTACTATAGATCGTTCTAGATCCTGGCGTATCATTAATGTTATAAAATACTGTTTGACCATTTACGTAGTAATATGTGTATAATTGACCATTGCTAACAGTTGATGTGAATGTTGCTCTAACGTAAACACCTTCTTCTAAACCAACAGTGTCTTGTACTTCTCCACCAGATGTGAATATTAAAGTACCTACTTCGATCCAATTAATGTTATCAAATGATTTCTCTAAAGTTACTGTACTTGTATAACCAGGCTCAGAACCACCAATTCCGTATGTAACTTGAACTGGACCAGCATCACAACTATCACAAGTAAAACATGTATCGATTTCTCCAATAACACCAGCTGAAGTTACGTGCGCAACTGAACTTGTGCTTGCTTTATAATAACCAATCGCTGATTGTGTAGCTCCTGCATTATCATTCCACATTAAAGTACTATCAGATAATGAAATATTGTTAGTATAAACTGTAATTGGTTCATTATAGCAACAACATGAATCACATAAAAGTGTAGAATAACAAACTGTATGTGGATAATATGTTACACAATTACAATCAGCTAATGAAACTGTTACTAAAACTTGACCATTTGCACCAACTTGTAGTGCTGTAAATCCACCAACTTCAGCATAATATCCAGTAGTTGCAGGTATTGTTAACGCAGCATCTAAAAAGAAGTATGTTGAGTCAGCAAACGTGCTTGATGTACTGTAAACAACCACAGTTGGGTTTGTATTACAATATAAATCACAAGGTGTTGTTGTAACCTTTTCAAGAGTATATGAATATGTTGTTGGTGTACAATCACATGCAGAAATATCTGGTCTACTTTCAACAGCTCCAAAGCCATTTAATTCAATAGCTGTCATACCATCTGAGTAAATACCAGCTGGTGCATATTGACTACCAGCATTATCGATGTAAATAGCGTTTGATTCGAATAAATCAATACCATTAATCCAATATGTGTTAGAAGTAGCTCCAGTGTAATCTTTACAACAGTATGCATCACAAGCAGTTGCTGCTTTACATAAAGTAATTTGAGTTAACTGGTTTTCTACAACTAATGGCAATGTAATACCAATGTTATTACCAACTTTGATTAACTGTACTTTACATAGAGTGTTTTGACCAACAATATAGTCTTTAACTTCATTTACAAAGTACCATGAATTCTCAATGAAAACATAATCGTTGAATTTAAAGTTAATTAAATCTGAATAGTCTAATTGTATTTCTACTTCTATAATTCTTGAATATGGATCGAACGTAGTGTCATACCATGATTTCCAATATGTTGTAAAAGAAGTATTTGATGTTTTACCATTTCCTAATACAGAGATTTCAGTGTCCCAATAAGGAGCAACGTTAGCCCAACATAAATCTAATGTTGTAGGTGTAACTGGAAACTCTGAGTACTGACTCATTAATGGGTATATTGTTTGAGCTTGAGCACCACCTGAATAGTCTCTACTATACCAAGTTAAAGGCGCTTGTCTTGTACCATTATAGAATACCAATCTCAATTTAGGTTGTACTGGTTCTCTTTTACCCACAATTGGCGAACCTGATGCAGCATCTTGTGAGGCACCAGTATCTTTAGCAATATGAGGTATTACAAATTTAGGTGCTTCTGTGTCACCTTCTTTAAAGCCAATAGGAGCTAATGGCGCTGCAGCAAATTGATCCTGATATGTTTTAGTACCTGTAATTAATTCGTTTGCTGAGTCTAAATTTAGCTGACCAAATGTTTGCTTGTATTGTAATTGATAATCGTAATTTAAATAATCTGAATCCTCTTGATCTTTAAAGATGTTAAATCTATTTTGAGTATAGAAGATTGGTGAAGATTTATCATCAATATCACCATTAACTTTATTAGTCCAATCTATAGCTTCACCTTGTAAAATCCAATCTTTCCATGGAGTAATAGTAAAGTGATTTGTTTTATCTTTAGAAGGTACGAATACTAATCTAAATCTATTGATAATAGATCTCATGAAATCAATTGTTCTCACGTTATTAGGCATGATTGAATTGATTGAGAAAATATCTGATTGTGTTGAGTAAATTAAACTACCTGAGTAGATTCTCAAGTCTGTTATACCATTAGAACAACCTGAACCAGTTGCACAAGTAGAATTAATTCTAATTGCAACTTTTTGACCAACTGAAGCACCAAATGTTAAAGTGTTTGCTATAGTTTGAGGTGATGCGGTATTAATATAATAACCAACACTAGCTAATGTTTGATTTGTATTAATATCATATACACTAACAGAACCTGCGATACTATAATTTTGTGAACCTGAATTAGATCCAGAACCAACACCCATACTAATAGTTGCTGTGTATGAACCAGTTGCAGGTATGTTGTATGTACTTGTACCTGGATCGTAGTTGTTACCATTATCTAAAACTTCAGTTCCAAAATTAACTTGAGATGTAGTTCCAACTGTTAAATATTGCGTTGTTGTCGATCTTGCTTCAGCGCCATTAGCATTTGAGACTGCACCTTCTGCTTTGTTCTCTGTAATTACATACATCTTTTTGAACAATGCTGAATTTAAAAAGTCTGAATCGTATGTGTAACCAACATTCTCGAACACTTTATCCCAAATGGCTTTAGCTCTAAATTGAGGTTTCCATTGAGATGTTAATAAAGGGTTTGCAATGTTAGTAAATGATTTCTCAAATCCATTAGATAGAGTTGGAATATCAGGTCTATTGTTTTTGTCGTATGTGTAACCCCATTCAATCAATCCATACACTAAATCTCCACCAAATAGGTCTAAATCCCATGATTTTTGAATGTTAACTAGGTTTCTTTCGTGATTATAAGCAGTAAAGTCTAATTCATTTAAGAATCCACCACCAATTTTAGCACCAAAATCAGATGTTTCACCTGTAAATAGGATTTCATACTCAATCGAGTTCTCTGAATTACTATTGAAAACGTTAATTAATCTAATATTACCTCTTGTGAATAACTGACCATTGTCTAAAATGTATGCATCTGATTTAACACCTGCGTCAAAGTCAGTAGAGTTAACGTTAAACACACCTTTAAAGTATGGTCCGTTAATACTATTATGTGGAACTCTAAATGTCCTAGAGAACACGGATGTAGCTGCAAGAGGATCTTGAATACTCGTTACAGATAAAGATAATTTGACAGGTTCTGCGTCAAACAACGAAAGGTTCACATATTCTGTAGAACCTTGTAGTTGCGCGAATAGTTGTACGCTCATATTATAAATTTTGCATTTTTTGTGTTGTGAAAAGTTTAATCTCTATCTCTGCTTGAGTTAATTTAACTTGTCTGATATTCTTAACTGAATATGAGCTGTTAACTACTGAACATGTGTAAGGAAATTCATGAGAAATAGTGTTACCATTGTCTATATATGCCATAATCTGAGGTGACTTGATCAAGCCTTCAACTAAGTCTACTTGCTCTTGACTTAACCAATCAGTTTGCATTTTGTAAGTAACTTGAGCTTCTTTGTTAAAGATTTTTGATCCACCTTTGATTCCAAGGTTACCAATTGGTAATGAGTCATTTAACATTGGAACTGGTGTTGAGTTACTCCAATTCACTTGCTCTTGAGCATACATTTGTTGTGTTGTTGAGATTGATTTCTCTACGAACATATTGAAGTTAAGATAGTCTCTACCACCTAATTCATTAAACCATGAAAGTCTAACTCTTCTATAAAGTGGGTTTGGACATGACTCTAACACATTAATGGTTACTGTCTCTGTAACTGGAACACCGAATGTACAGTTATCAGAAGCTTGAGAGTAACCTGTGATTTCTATTTTAGTAGTTGGGTACGTTGGCGTGTACTCTAAAGCTTCATATAAATTTGAAGGTCCAGCTAATACGTTAACGATTGAATATCTTGAATCTAATTCTGAGATTGTATTTTCACAAGCTGCTCTTTGACCAAAGCCATTTGATGCAGTCATTGGTTTATCAAACTCAGCAGATCCACCGTTTGAATCATAGATTTTAAATCTAAAACCAAAGATAGCTCTATCATTTGCATCTACAATATTAGGAGTCCAGTTTAAGTATGTAAGTACCATCTTGTCAAACTCATAAAGATCTTGTGTTAATGGTCCTTTCATTAATGGATGTGCAAGTCCTAAACCATGGTCATAGTTCTTGTTACCATCAAATGGATTATCACCCCAAATACCAGAAACTGTGGTCTTTTGCATATTCCATTGCTGCTCATGATCTGTCATGGACGCATTCCAAATATGGACTGGTGTATCTGCAGTAGTTGTATTTCCTGATGTTAGGACGTAAGCTGGAGCTCCTGGCGTATCAGCAGTTCCTATATAGGTTTGAGTTATGTTGTTAACTGTGTATTCTTCACCAACTTTTAAGAAGACTTTACGACTCATTAAGTAATTATCTGCAAAGACATCATTGTTGTTATAGTCGATCGAAGTTTCACCTTGAGTAATTTCTGCTTGTGGTGATGCTGAATTTAAATATGCTTGTACTAATGTAGCAACATCAATCATACCATAACCAGAGATATTAGCTCTTTGTTTTACTGTGTTGATTTTAACGTTATCTACATAAACTTCAAACACGTATTTAAAGTCTGTTGAGTTAACTTTAGAGCTTAAGACTGACCATATAATTGGATTATATGCAGGTCCTGTCCAAGTTGGTTTGTATGCTACACTGGTTATCATTTGTATAGTTTTGTTTTTAATTTATTTGTTACGGCTTTGAAACTCCATTTGTTTTCTGTGAGCTTCTTCTTTTTTTCGTTTATCGGTTTGGAAGGCAAGGTAGTTAAAGATTCCAATTGCGCTAGTTCGCTCAATCTCTCCAGTTTTGGTGAGATCTTCTTTTGCGCAGAAGAGAATGATGTTGTACCAATTTCTAGCAGCTCTAACATGATTTGGCTCGACGTTTGGAGCATCTCTTTCTGTGTCTCCGTCATCTCCTCCGTCTTGATTAAATAGTCCACCATATTTTCGTATAAGAATTTTGACACTTGCAAAAAAAAATTAAGAGATCCATACACATATTTAAGTGGTAAATCTAAGAATTCTTCTGCTCTTTTGGCTGCTTCTTCTGAATCATAAGCTTCTACTTCCATCCAATTCTCTGTGATTTGAATAGCTGGTCTATAAAGTATTGCCATCATTGTGTGCAATTTCTTTTGAGACTGAGGATCTGCTTTAAGTACATCCATATCTGCGAACTCACCAAGTGTGATATTAGACATATCTAGGAATCCGTATTGTTTCCCATTAAATAAGAAACTTCTGTGATATGGTGAAGTCTCAGTAATATCCAGTCTACGTTCTAAGATTACATTCCATAATTCTATGAACTGGTACTTGTCTAATCTCTTTAATTCTTGTGCTTCACAGCCACTCAAATGACAAATGATATTAATTTTTGCATTAATATCACTCTGAACTAATTCATTCTGTAAAGTATAGTAGTCTCTGATTGTTGGTTCTTTAACTTCGTACGATACACCTTTGATTTTAAATTCTATTTTATTGTCTTGCATTTCCTAAATTTGATATTGTATTATTTAAAAATGTTTGCCATGTCATTCTTAATTCTGCTTCTACTATGGCTTCATAAACTGGTTTGTCACCTCTAAGTGAAAGCCACCATTGTGGTCTAATACCTTTCTTACCTTTGCGGTAACCTGCGAAGTCTTGCATACCAAAGAAGTTGTTTTGACCTCTATCTGATGAGTATGCATTGTATTCTCTGGTACCGAAGTTTGTGTATTTACCATAGTCTAAGTAATCTACAGTCAATCCCCAAGTTCCATCTGCTCCTTTAGACCAACCAAATGATAATGATCTAGCTAATTTACCAGTTGCATACGGGTTTTTACCTCTCTGTGGTACTTGTCTTCTGATTCTTGCACTGGCATTCCTGATGATTCTATCACCAAGTCTTTGAAGTGTTTCGTCTGATAGATCTTTGAATTGCATTATGCTATCGGGTTTTCACAGTTTGATAAAGGTGTAATTGCCTCTATTTTGATTTGACTAGTCCATCCACTCACAGAGTTCTTGAATCCTTCTACAAACGGCGTTGAGTTAACTGGTAATTCCATATTGAATCTCCATGTGTTCCAACTAGTTAAAGTGTATTTAGAGATGATGTCTCTTGTAATCTCTAACATATTTGATTGCGTTCTTTCTTCTAGGCCTAATTTATCTTTTGACAAATCCATTACGATTAAATCAAAATCAAACATTGTTCCTCCGCCGGAGATTAATGCATTTTGAGGTACCAAGTGCACATAAGGGTACTTGATTTCTGGTTTATCATTATCTGGTATTTCTATAGTAGATGGCGGACCAACTCTGAATGTTTTAACACCAGGATGTGACTCGATAGCAGTTCTCAAAGACTCTACTACGTTTCTATAAGTGCTTGAATAAACTTGTGACATGTTTAGTTTTGTTTTTCTTATTTATAAATATTAAAATTGGTGGTTTTGAACTCCACCCCGCCGGAGAATTGTAAATTATTTGATTTTATCAATACATTCTTCTCTTTGGTGTGTACCCATAATCTTTAGTTGGATCCTTTAAATCACCATCAGCATCGAACATTGTTTGACCTCTATTAGTCTTAAAGACATAGTTTCCACCTTTACCCTTTGATAACCCGTATCTTATGGCATCCATTAAGTGATTGTGTTGGTCGATTGGCTTGTCAGTGCCTTCTTTCCATGAATAAAGATCGCATTCTTGATGTAGATTGCTTGATTCTGGATGCATGTAAACTTCGTATTGTTTAATTGTACTAATACCTGCTTGTATTGAATCCGGTCCTTTGTAAGCTGGTTTAATGTTGAATCCTAGTCTTTTTATTTCTTCTATGGATTTAGGTTCTGCTGAATCTGCTATAATTGTATCTGTCTTCTTGATACCTAAGTGTTTCATTCTATCTGCTAGGTCTGAATTCGTGAGTCCTGTCTCGTAGATTAATTCTTTTATGTATAACTTGTTGTTGTGTCTTTTTAATTCGACCAGAGCTGCGGGATCATTTGCAAAACCAAAATCGAGTGAGTATGTTAAATCGTATTCTCCTTCTGGATCTGGTTCACCTACATTCCAATTATTAAAGATTCTACCTAAGACACCTGATTGCCAAAGACCTAAGATATGGTGGTTGTAATACTCTATATCTAGATCTTTCATTCTTTCCCATTCTTGTACCTTTTTTGGGTCTAAGTTATGTTCATTATCATGATAGGTTGTGTGGATAAATTCGTGGTCTACTAACCATTTAGGATTAGGTTTACCATCAATATAGAATCTTTTGTGGATCCAGTGTCTCTTTGTACCTGGGTTAAATAAGATTAACACCTTTCTGTCTACACCTTTGGTTCTAAATGAGTCATTCAGTTTGATAAATTCTTCTTCTGAATTTAATTCCATCGCCTCATCTATTAATAAGTGTGTTACCTTTGCGAGACCTTTACCTTTTGCAGTTTGTGTACCATCTTGTAACTTCATTGCGTGCGTTAAGATCATGTTACCATTAATTTTGTTAATGATCTCATCTCCGTCGATTTTAATGAAGTTAGTTAAACCCCAATCTTGGATTAAATCTAGTATATCTCTATAGATTGATGATTTAATTGACTTTTGGGTATAACGAGCGATGACACCTCTAAAAAAGGTGTCACCCATCAGTAATGTTATAAAGTATGCAGCTGAATTGGTAGATTTTCCTGATGCTCTACCACCGCTGATTAAAAAGTATGTTTTATCTGAATGAAATAGGGGTCCATACTTTGGTAGAAATCTAAATTCCTGCATTCCTCATTTCTTTTTTTAATCTTGTTAGTACTGTGTTAACACATGCACCGCACGATGTAACTGCTCTTCTTTCTCCTGTTATATCGTTAAACAAGTCATAGATTATTTTGGCTTCAGTAGGATTAAATACTGATTTACCTTGTTTTAAT